TAAGATTGTTCGATGAATGGTTCCAATTTGTCCTGGCAGATCTTATCAAGTAACGCAACAACTGCTGTTTTATCGTCAGACTTATTACTAAGAAATTTATCAACAAGAGGTCCGAGATTAAGATAGATCGAATCAGTATCGGATGCGATGACATAATCTTCACCTTCCGTTTGCAAAATCTTATTTAGAAATCCATTCATCTTGTTCTCAATCCAGCGGATTGAGACCTGTCCAGAGAGGGTGATTGCTTCTGCGTTAGCAAGTTTATAGTAGCGAAAGTATTGATTGCCAATAGCACCATAAGCAGAGTTAAGTTGGATCTTACGCGCCATTTGGATGTTGTTACATCGGGCGATTTCTTTTTCCAGTGCTTTCGTTGGAGTTTTTTCATAATCTTGTTTTGCAGCAAGCATTTTCTTTTTGTAGATGGTGCGATCTTTATAGATCTTTTCCATCAGTTCCGGCAAGAACCCACGGACATCCTTGCGATACATGGCACCATTAGCACATACCGCATTATCCTTATACATCTCAAAGGTCAGTTCTTCATTAAGTATCTTATCAACGGTAGCACTTGGGTGTCTGGTATCCCGTAACGTCTCCGGGGAGATATTGTATTGCATAATAAGGTGAGGATACAGACTATTAAGGTCAAAGCTAACCACCCAATCATACTTTCCAGGAATCGGTTCCTTGACATATGCTCCAGCGTATTTGGAATCTTTGTCAGAACGTTCCTTGGGCGGAATCACAATATCTCTTTTTTTGAGATAGTTATAGATGATCGCATCCCACATGCGAACCTGAAAGAACACATCATTATAGTTTACCTTGGCATCATATGCCATAGTAATCGCAAGTTCAATCAGTTTCATCTTGTCTTCCATTCGGTCAACAAGTTCCACGTCAATGATGTTATATTCTACAAACTTTTGCCACCCGTTAGTATAGAAATCCTTGAAAGTATCAAACTCAGAGTGATCGAGTTTCTTTTGCCCAAGTTCTACACTCGCAATATAATCCAGACGATAGGATTCTTGCGCTTTATAAGTGAACTTCTTATAAAGATTTAGGTAATCAAGTTGCGTGACTCCTCCAACATCATAAGAAATGTGTTTTCTTCCCATGATAATGGTCTCACGTTCTGTCACCAATCCCCAAGGTGACATTCGTTTCATCAATTTTTCACCGAGAATACGATCAATACGGCGAACCAAGTATGGAATATCATACAGTTCACTATTCCAACCAGTGATAACTTCGGGAGTATTATCCTCAATCATCCACCAACTAATAAAGTCATTTAGAAGTTCATGCTCAGTCCGGAATCCTTTATAGATAACATTCTTCTGAGTATTATTAAAAGGACCTTTACCCCATGTACGAATTTGTTTCGTAGCATAGTCTTGAACTGTAATCAACAATACTTCTTCTGCAGCAGACTCTACATCAGGAAATCCATTCTCTGATGCAACCTCAATATCAAGAGTGGCAATCTTAATCTTGCTGGTATCAAACTTAATCTCTTCTTCTGGATACATCTCAGAAATATACTGATAGATGTATCGATCATTTCCATAGATCTTAAAGTTTTCTACACCCTCATACTTCTTGATAAAATCCCTACAGTCACGAACAGTACCAGGTTCTACTGATTCAACGTACTCACCTTCAAGGGTTTTATATTTTGTCTTCTTGTTAGAAGGAACAAAAAGAGTAGGGTAAAACTTCTCACGGGTTGCAAAATGGCGACCATTTTCATATCCACGAACTAGAAAGTGGTCTCCCACCATTTGTACGTTGGTGTAAAATCGCATTATAAAATTATTGGGTCTTTGGTTTACATTATAGCACTACTTAAGTGCTTCAGAATACTTCGCAATCACTTCGACAGTTGGTTCAACAATAGTCAAAATGTTTTCAGATCTAAGCATGATATCACTATCGGTAGTAATATCTAACCATTTGGAAACAGAACCATCAGAATTTAAAACACATACATCTGTAAGTTTACAATCAGGTTCTCCAAGCTCAGCATTTACTTGTTCGATTTTAGCAATCAAAATAATTTGATTTAAAAGAATTAAGCACTTAATCATCAATTTCTCCCACCTTTTCTTTATAAATTTTTACAAGTTCATCAACAGGTTCTGCAATTGAAATTACAGAATTCATAGCAACATAAAAAGTTTGTTCTTTTGCCAGAGGAACCCATGCGGAAAGAACCATTTCAACAGCATCGGATGTTTGTTCTTCAGTCAAAAGTTCATGTTTAAATTCTTTAAGACTTACATTTTGTGGTTTTGTCAATTTGTATGCTTGACACTTATCTTCAATAATAACTTCCTTTACATCAGAAATTACTTGATTTCCATTATTAAAAACAACTATCTTAATAGACATTTAGAATTTTACTCTCAACTAATTATAACACCAAAAAAGAGGGGTGTCTACTGGATTGTGCCAGTAACCCCTCTGGTTGCGACGACGATATTCAGTTTTATTTATTCACCAAGGAATTAATTCATCAGATTTTTCTTTGATTGAAACTGTTACTGGTTTAGGTGTGAGTGCGTATGCTCCGAAAGCTGATGCTGCGATTGTTGCGAAAATTGCTAATATTGCCATTATGGTGTTGTAAAATCGTAGGTATTTATACTGGGGGGACTATTAGGGGAATGCGCTCCCAAGGGTGCTATTGAAAAAAAGAGTCATCGCGGTCCCTATTGTAAGAGTGGCGGCTGTGAGATTCATAAGTCGTCCTCCATAAGTACATAATTATATAGCAAAAAGTGTATCACGTTGATACACTTTTGTAGCAACGGTAGCAAAAACCCGTTAGGATATCAGAACCAATCTTTCCTCTTGTGTGCTTCCGGAACAATTTTGCCCAGAACGATGCTTAGTAACCCATCCTCAAAAGTAACTGATCTAACTTCCGTTTCATCTGAGAGTGTCCAAGCTCTGGTGAAAGATCTCTGAGCCACTCCTCTGTGGACATAATCGGTGCCAGTTTCTTTATCCTCTTTTTGTCCTTCGACAAAGAGTTTACCGTCTTGCGTGTAGACATTGACTTCTTCTTTTTTAAATCCTGCTAGTGCTAATTCTAGTCTCGATTCTACGTTACTAACCGTGACTAGATTATATGGAGGATAATTTGTCGTTGTTTCATGCAGTCTAAACAGACGATCAAAGTATTCATCCATACCAATACTGTTTCTATTTATACGGTCCAACAGTTGATCTAAGTTGGCAGCATTATACTTCATGAGGTTAGTCATTTTACTTCTCCTTAAAAAGCGAGATTTGATTGTGTGGACCCTTACGGCATCCATAATTATATATTAACACAAGACATAAAAAAGGGGGTAGTGAACCCCGTATCTTTTTATTCGGTTTCCTCTGTCCGTTTCTTCTTAGAACCAATATTATACTTGGTTTCCAGAATCCAGTCGTTCTTATCCTTGTAGGAAAGAACTTTGATTTGATTGAGTGGTGCGATGTCTTGAATCTTCTCTACATCAACAATACCAATAAGACCCCAATCAGCAAGAAGTTGAGCAATACGGTTACGACGTTGGACATCATTTTGTGTCAAATTCGCATGTTTACCATCAAGAGCAAACAGTTCCTTAAAGTGAACTAAGAAATATCTTCCTTGTTTATGCAGAATATGGCAACTCTGATAAATCTTTTTCTCTTTCCTAGATGCGACTCCGATTCTTGTAAGTGTTTCACGCACTTTCAAAAAATCATCGGGTTCACTCAGAATCACTTCCACCATTTGTTCCGGTGTCCACTTCACTTCTGGTTCACGAACTACGCTCATTTTTTCCTCCAGTATCAAATTTTGATTTAATAAAATTAAGTTGTTCTTTTGTGAGTATCTTCAAAGCCTGTTTTGCCTTTTCATTACTATATCCATAATAACGTTTGACATAATCAAGATCTTTGATTTTATCTTGTCGGATCCAGGGAGAAAATCTCTTCTTTTTCCTCACAATATTTATAAAGAAATCATATTGCATCTTCTTTGGTAAGAAGTGATACTGATTCATCTCATTAGCAAACATCAAAGTATCGATGTGACCTGAAAAACATCGATTGATAATATAAGGAGGATATTCCTTCTCAATAGAAGGATCTTCGTCAATCAGATGTTTCTTTGTCTGATTGATACTGTTCAACCAATCCTTCAATTCCATAATTAAAAAGCAATAGTTCTTTGCGCTCTTTTTGCTCTCGCATATATTCACCTACAGAGCGCATGGTATAGGTAAGGTCAAACTCTCCAGTTTGATATTCTTTAAATCGATCTTTAATCAACTGAGAAGAATTATAAGATATCAGTTGAGGACCAATAAATCTATCACAGATAGTAGCAAAAGCATCATGATCAAATGACTTATGCATGTCACCCTTTTTTCCATAAAGATTAGATCCAATCTCATATGGAGGATCAAGATAAGTGAAACACTCTTTACTATCAGTAAAAAGTTCTTGATAACTTAAATTTGTAATCTTCCAGTCCTTAATTATCTGAGAGTATCCTTGAAGTTTCTCAATTCCTCGCATTGAGAAGTTGGAATAAGATGCTTGCCTGCTAAAGGATGAGGACTCAGTGAGACCAGAAAAAGAGCACTTGTTAATAACGTAGAAAGCACAAGCGCGATATAGAGGGGAAACGGAATCATCATTTACAAGTTCCTTTGCTTCTAAAAATAATCCTTTCGCAGAACTCTCATCAGGATAACGAGATTTAAGTTCTTGAAGTCTTTTATACAGAGCATATCCATCATCCTGCAGAGTCTTCCAAAAGTTAACTAGAGGTTCATATAAATCATTCACCCACACATTAAGATGTGGATACTTCTTGGTAATGTGAATTGCCACACTCCCACCACCAAGAAATGGTTCTCGATATTCTTTATAATCACGAAGATCTGGGATATATTGTTCCATTTTAGTGCAAGCGCGAGACTTACCACCAGGATATCTAAGGGGTGTTTTCAGAGATTTCATAATCAGGTTGGTTATACTTCAAAAATTCCCAAAAGGTTAGTTTCATTTCCTTATGGGTCATACCACAGTGCTTTGCAGCAGCAGGTAAAGTCATTTTAGCACGAAACAGTGCCTCATTTGCCTCTTGAACATTTTGAGGTGTGGTCTTCACTCTTGGTTCAACCAACTTGTTCTTATTAATTTTTAAAAGACTCATAGCACACCTCGATCATTTCTATGAAGAAGAACTCCATCAACCTTATTCAATAGTTCTCTCAGATCACCATGAAGAATACGATATCCAGTCCCAACATAAAGTTGTCCCAAAACTACTGCAGCAGTAGCAATACCCCAAAAAATATAATAGTGAGATGATTTCATTTGTGCTAAAAATTTTGTTCTTTTATTTTTCATAGTACAAGTTTCTTGCTAGGAGTTTTTAAAACAGAAAACATTTCCTGATACTGTTCTTCGATTTCTTCTTGAGTCTCAGACATATAGACAATGTATTTCTTAGTAACTTCCAGTTCTTCATTCTTCCCTTTCAGGAGAGGAGACCAGGGAGCAAATCCCATCTGACCATTACCAGCAGGGACAGCAACAATAGGATTACAGATAACAATAGAGTCATCTTTTTCTTCAATCAAGTCTGCAACGACATCTTCGCCAGACCACATACGAATTAGTTTTACATTCATCGGTTTAGTTTTCTCTCAAAGTGATAATCAATTCGGGACTTGAAGTAATACCCGACAATCAGTGCTGTATATAGGATGATTCCATCCATCCAAGATACTTCATGCCACAGTTCAAAAATTAGTTGTTGTGTTGTCATTTGAATTCACACTCCACCATAATTTCAGTTAGACATGCAAGCATGTTTATTTCTTGATCTGCTACGAATGCTCCCTGATACTGATACTTAGCGAGAACAAGGACAGCAGCAGGAATGCTGCCAGGAACCAAGGCTTCGTAAAGAGAGTCATAAATGCGACGGAGAAGTACAGTAGTATCATTATCCAAATTACTAACGATCCACTTTCGTACCTCAGCAAAGTTTTTAGTCTTGAGATTTTTGACCAGTTCATTTACAGCAACATCAGAAAACGTAGCAAGAATGCCAGAATCAATTTTACCACTTACGGAGTAACGTTGGCATTCATTCAGCACTCTCCTCCAATCAGGAAAGTGCTTATTGATGAGTTCTACCAGGACCTTGTTATCATATTCAACACCTTCTGAATCCAAGATTTGTTGGATGCGTGAGAAGAATTTTGCTGCGATTGCCTGACGTTCTTTTCCTTTGATTCCAAACTCAACAACGGCACATCGCGAGTGGAGGGGTTCAAGGATTTTATTTTTGTAGTTACAGGTGAAGATGAATCGGCAGTTACCAGCAAACTCCTCAATAAACGCCCGTAGGAGGAGTTGTACATCATTGGAGGTGTTATCTGCCTCATCGATGATGATGACTTTGTGTTTAGAATCTGATGTAAGCGAGACGGTCGAAGCGAAGTTTTTTGCATTGTTTCTGACCGTATCCAAAAAACGTCCCTCATCGGATCCATTGATGACATAAACATCTACCCCCAGTTCGTTACAAAGTGCCTTTGCTACTGTAGTCTTACCAATACCAGGAGGTCCCGCCAGTAGCATATTCGGAATCTCACCTTTATCTAGGAAACTTTGAAAGGTCTTCTTAGTTGCCTCAGGAAGGATACATTCTTCAATTGTCTTCGGTCGATATTTTTCGACCCAAATAAAATCACTCATAATCAAATCCAATCAGGTTTACGATCGGGAATACGAAGGTAATTATCGCACACCCAAGGTTTAGATGCAATATACATCTTATATTTGTCAAAGACAGATATTGAAGTATCTAACTTAAACTCATCAGGTCCAGCAAACACAAAAGGTGTTGGTCCTTTACCACTGCGACCTTGTGGATCTGCACATGGAAGAATTTCATTTGCTGCTTGAAGAGTATTGAAACAAGTATGCGGTTTACCATACCTTAGTGAGTATTCATTACATAGAGCAAATCCATGAGCAAGTAACCACCTCCAATTGTTCACAAAGGAGTTTGCCCAAATAGTGCATGGGTGATTGCGAAAAGCACCCTTCTCGGTGGCATAGGGAGTACCATCTGCCTTAGGAAGAGTGCCGAAACCGTGACCCCATTTATCAGAGCATACGATAGCAAGCATCTGACAAGTCTCCAGTGGCATCTTGACAATATGTTTGTCGGGAAGAACCCTAGCAGACTTCAAAGGATCAGGATCAGTAACAAAAATATTCATAACGAAAGTTGAATAATTTTAGATGCATCGATGACTGCAAAAAACGATTGTAGTCCAACAACATCCCAAGTTTTGATTGATACGGCAAATGGAATCATCATACACCCACCAACCAATCTGAATGTACATCCAATTCTAACATCCAGATACAAAAGAAGGAAGTATCCAATCAACAAACTGGCACTTCCTATAATTCGCAAAGTATTTGCATTCATGATAATAGTTTGCTCATACTAATTGCTAGAAGGAACGAAAGCATTACTACAACGTCCCAAGCTTTGGTCTTTATAAAAAATGGGATAGAAATAAGGTCAGCAATAAAGTTGATTATAACTCCCAATAAAAGATTGACATGAAGAATAATAAAGTAGGCAGCGATAACACCAATACTACCTACAATTCTCATTGCTGTTATTGTATTCATCCAAATGTAGAATCAGGTTCCAGAGCAATATAATACTTCAGATTGTGCTGAGTGTTGGTAAATTGTGACAGAAGTTTAGAAGACACTACAACGTCATAAGCACCAGGAATAATCTTGATGTTTTCTACTTTGAAGTTAAAACTAAACTCTTTATCAGTCTCACCAACTACAATTGCATATTCGTTAGAAGTATCGTTTTTCTTATCCCGAACAACCAGTTTGATCACACCTGCTTCTCCAATCGCAGATAGATCAGGAAGTTGATAAACTGCTGCTGCTTTCACCAGTTTCTCAAGAGTTACACTGTCCATCTGGAAGCAAACATCTTGAGTGGGAAGTTGGATATCCTTTTCCGGCGGAGCAATAATAACATTAGGGTCCGCAAAGAAATACTTCACACGACGCTTACCTTCTTTAATACTCAGATAAGAATCTTGCTGAAAATCAAGGTCAGGATCTTGATGAAGGCTCAAACCATTCAAGAACTGATTAAGATCATAGATAGCAAAATCGCGAGGAAACTCTTCTTTAATTTCTGCTTCGGCAAGAATGTTCTTTGCTACAGAAATGGTTCGGAGTTTGTTGCCCTGCTTCACAAGAATAGAATTGTTGATTCCAGCAAAGTTCTTAAGAATAGCAAGGGCATTATCAGACAGTTTCATTGTACGTTCTTTCAGTTTCATTTTAAATTTTTAAAAAGTTCAAAGTCTTTTTTGTAGTATTCTACTATTACATCACGAACTTTATCGCAGATTGGGATGTTATGGAAATAATCAAACCGATTAATCTCATAGGCAACTTCATTAAATTTAAGATCCAAATCAAAGTTTGAATTTATCCATTTAACGAAATCATATCCCATCCCATTTTCATACTTCCACAAATACACACTATCATCAATATATTTGTATTGCGGAAGAGAATGAGGTGACTGATCTAAAATGCTAAAAACAGTATTTCTAACATTTTCAGAAGATGTTTGATTTAACACATAATCAAAATGATCATAAGTAAATTTATCATCACCTATAATCAGTTTTAAAATAGATGAAAATCTATTAAAAGGATTTCTGATGACTGCAAATTTTTTTACGCCACTAACACCTTCGAGTTCATTATAATACGGATATGGAAGATGAGTCAAATCATAACCATTAATTTTATTATCAAAACAATTGTACCGTATCTTAAATTTGTTAGAAAGAAATAGAGAAGAAATATATCTTCCAGCAGTTCGCGGAATATGTATGTGATATATTTCCTTACTATTTTTTGATGTATACAGGGGCATAAAATTTATCCCTATTGAGGATAAGTTTCACGTTGAGCATTCTTATCGTTGAAATGCATTAGAAGAACAGCATAATGCAGAATCTTCATAATGTCACGACGTGCAGTGCCTTTCTTATCATAACGAGAGGCATATTTAAGAATGTTAGATCGGCAGAATGCTTCACCGTCTCCACATGCTTCAATCAGATCAAGAGTCTGAATTTTGTCATCACCAGCAGAATAGTGCTGATTGTAAGTTCCATTAATATATTCAGACAATTCTTTGAGGATCTTCTCCTCACTATATTTGTAATTGTTGTTTCTAGGCATACCAAGGTCAAATGTAATTGTATCTGTACTATAAGCACTCATAGAACTATGGTAAGGAGCATATTGTCCAGCACCAAGAGTGATTGTATCAGTTCCTTCTCCTCCAGAAATTACAGTATCTCCAGGGATATTGATATTGAATGTGTCAGATTCGTTCATTTCATCATAAAGTAAACTCCAAGCATTAGTCATTATATCAGGACTCCACTTGCTCGTCAACGGGCATTTGAAAATCAGCATCTACCTTGTCATACAGTTCAAGGAATGCCTGTTTGGTTTCATCATCAAAACGATTCACGCAAACCTCAATTGCCATCGCCTTATCACCAAAGATACGGAAAGCACGGAGAATATGAACCAGGCGACGAGTGCTAATGATTTCCTCAATACCACCATCATAGAAGGTCTTACGGATAATATCTGCCCAATCCACCAGACGCTTGCAGAAGTCAGGAGCAACAACCTTCAGGTCACGAGAAACGCTTTCAAGAATCTTGATTTCCTGTGCAGGAGTCGGATATGCCTGCTCAAAGGTCACAGGGAAACGCTCAAGGAATGCTTCGTTGAGCACGTTGGTGCCGATAAAGCGACCATCATCAGAACCCTTACCCTTGGTGTTGGCAGTAGCAAAGATTTGAAATCCCTCGGCAGGTTTGACAAACTTACCAATCTTCTTCAAGAAGACACCTTTTCCTTCCAGGACCGATTGAAGGCAAAGAATCTTGTTGGAAGCCAGGTCAATCTCGTCAAGCAGTAGAA